ATCTAATTCATCACGGAGAACAGACTTACCTGTTTGTAGGATGGACGGAATAATCTCCTTGAATAAATCTGGCATTACTTGAACTCACATTCCACCATGATTTCTGTAAGACAAGCCATCAAATTGATTTCATGGTCGGCAACGAAGGCTGATTGATATTGATACTTTGCAAGGATAAGAACCAGTTGTGGCACCGAACCACCTTTGAGTTGTTCGTAAAGACCATCATACAAAGTGCGGAAAATACGTGCAGGATCATTATCCAAGTTGTTGGTAACCCATTTGCGGCAAGATGCGAACTCTTTACCTGCAAGAGATTTAACCAATTCACCTAGTTGCACATCGGAAACTGATGCAAGAATACCTTTGTCAATTGTGCCAGAAGCACTATAGCGCTGAAGCTCATTAAGAATACGGCGATTATCAGGGAAATGCTTCGTAATAACGGCAGCAACCACTTGTTTATCATAAGCAACCTTTTCAATATCTAGAATGCCACATACACGTTGGAAGAATTGGCTGGCCATCTTGGCTTTAGAACCATTGGCTTTGAAGTCAATCACAGCACAACGAGAGTGCAACGGATCAATGATACGATTCTTGAAGTTACAAGTGAAGATGAAAGAACAGTTAGAAGCAAATTCTTCGATACCGGCACGAAGGATAGCCTGTGCGTTTGGTGTCAAGTAATCAGCTTCATCAAGGATAACAACCTTGCGACCACCATGCAAAGACATAGATGATGCATAGTTCTTAATCTTGGTACGAACCGCATCAACACCGTTTTCATCTGAACCGTTGATGATGATGTAGTCACAACCAACTTCTTGACACAAGGCACGAGCAACGGTTGTTTTACCAACACCTGCGGTACCACACAACAACAGGTTAGGGATTTCTTTTCTTGTTACGTATTCCTGAAATGTGCTTTTCAAAGCATCAGGTAAAATGCAATCTTCAATGGTTTGAGGACGATACTTCTCAATCCACAACATGTGTTCACTCATTCAAATTCTCCATAATAAAAATATATTGTATCAGATTTTACGCCAAGTGTCATTCTCTTTGACGTAAAGTTTACCGTCAGGTCCAGGTACAATTTGAACTGATACTTTCTTTTCTGTACCTTCCACATAATCTTGTCCATAGAACTGCAAAGAATATGGACTATGTGATTTAGGTTTGGGTGTACCATATACTGCTTGTAACATCAGTACAGGTTTGTTTTCAAGTTGTTTCTCTAACTCTACCGTAGGAAATTCATCGCCACGGTAAACAACCTTCGTAGTTTCTTTGTAAGCGGTAACACCAGCGCCAACTAGGCCGAGAAGGCCTAGTGACTTGGCAAAACTTCTTCTGCCTACGGGTTCCATTACTTAACCTCTACCATACTTTCGTATAGTGCTTCAAACTCTTTGTATTCCGCAACTTCAGTTTGGAATGAGTTTTTGTGTTGTACTTTAGCCATACGTTTGATAATCTTCTTAGGGATTTTCAATTCTTCGTTTGCAGCATCAACAATGTCTTTGATTGCTGCGTTGTTAGCATCGTTACGGTGCATATGCAATACTGCTTCGTCAACATAACCCTTGAGTTTCTTCAAGGCGTCATCATCAAATTCACCGAACAAGGTATTTACTTTTGTCATAATTAATCTCCGAATTTAGAATCTTTTGCTTCGATGGCGATGAAGTATTCCAAGTCGCCTGCTTCGTTTGTGAAGTGTGCAAGACCAGCACTAGAGATATCAATGTTGTATGTACCAGGAATCATCTTGAAGTTTTCTGTCAAGAATACTGCCTTGAATACTTTGTCATCTTTGGCATCACCAATTTCGATGGTGTTTGTGTGTGAAGAATCATCTTTGGAGTTGAATACTGTCACAGAGATTTTTTCACCATCAGATTCAAAAGCAAGGTTAGGTGCCTGCAAGACAGAAGCGTTCTTCAATGCTTGTGCCAAATCTTCATCTTTCAACTGGAAAGAACCATCGACAGACGGTAGTTTCAACTCTTTATCTGGAGGAGAAACAATCATGTTCTTCGCAGTCATACGATACTTGGTCTTAGAACGACCAGATTTAAATGTAACGTTATTGGAATCGAATTCCAACTCCGTATCTTTACCCAAAGAATGTACCGACAAGAACTGGTTCAAGTCATAGATACAGAAATCTTGTGGGAAATCGTCCTTCAAAGTGGCTTTTGCCAATACAGTCTTTGTAGACGAGATTGTAGATAGTTTGTTGCCGGTCTTGAACTCAATACCTGAGTTGATACCTGCAAAGTTTTTCAACACGTTAAGTGTTTCGTTTGATAATTTCATAATAACTCCTATTTCAATTCACTCATTATATGCGAACCGTAAGTAATACGCAAGCATTTTACTAGGTTCTGTTTCAAGTCTTCCACAGTACCAGAATTTATGACCTTGTGGTCAATCTGACCGCCAATCCAGCGCCATTCAGATTCGTGTACACCAGATTGTTCTTTCATAAACTTCTCGGCTTTAGTGTCGCCTTGGTTTGCCATGGATGCAACACCATACCAATGAGGTGCAACACCACGTTCAATTTCGATAGTTACACCATTCATGCTATGTACAAAGTCTAATTCGTTCTGGAATCGAACATCGGTGATTACATAGTTTTGGTGTGGGTTTTCTTGCATGAATTTTTTCAAACGAATAACCCAAAAATCCTCATGGAATACTTCACGACCAACTTCTGTACCCATCAACTGTAATGCGTATCGTGGTGTGAAAGATTTACCAAATTCTGCCGACCAAAATTTATCTGGTTGTTCACGCCATTCACGTGATACTTGTGTATCGCCTTCCAACAGATGACGAGGCCATCCAAACATTTCAGATGCCACGTCCTTAACACCCTTAGCAAAAGACACAGGAGTAAATCCCATGTCTTTCAGAATGTCACCTGCGGTGCCTTTACCTGAACCAATAAATCCAAGTAAACCAACAATCATTACATTTCTCCAACGTAATTTGCTACAGCTGGCATATCACCACGGAAGTGATAGGTACCGATATGGTCAGTTTTCATCCATGGACACAGATAGATTTTACCGCCAATTTTACGGAACATTTGACAGAACATATAATCTTCTGACAAGTAACGGTCTGAACCACCACCTGTGATAGAGTCTTTGGTGTCAATCACTGTGTCGAAGTATGCGTGAATGTAACGTGAACCGTCAAAGTGTGCTTGACCAACGTGGTCAGGACGGTAACGAATCATTGGATATGCTGCTTCCATTTGTGTAAACACATCACGTTTAACCAACATGAAACCTGTACCGATTTCCAAAACTTCCAAAGGTTCTGTGATGTTGAATTGTGCTGTGCCTTTAACTGGGTTAAACACATAATCACCAGTTACATTGGCCAACTGTTCTGGTTCAATGTTAGGATTCTTTTCAATAGCCTTTTTAACAGCACGCCACTTAATGGCTTTCTTAGGATATGGACCACCGATAACGTCCTTGTCGAGTGCCAACAATGCGATAACGTCACGTGGGTCAAAGTGAATGTCTGAGTCCAAGAACAACAAATGTGTGCAGTCTGAACGGTTGACAAATTCATCAACCAAATAGTTACGAGCACGTGTGATTAAAGATTCATTGAAAAGAAATGAAAATTTAACTTGGATGCCATATTGCATACACAGTGCTTGTAGGTCAAGACATGCCTTAGCATATAGACCGTGGTTCATGCCACCGTACATCGGAGTGGCCACAAATAGTTTGTATTCTTGTAATTGTTCTTTTTTAATTGAAATTTCCATTTTCTCTCCAAACAAAAATAGGGAGAACCATTACTGGTGTCTCCCTTGAAAAGGTTTGATTAAGCTGTAAAGCTGTAACCTGCCTTCAATGCAGCACGAACCATAGCTTTGGTCGGTGTGCCTAGGCGGTAAACACTAACCTTAGAACCATCGTTCTTGGTTACAGTGTTTGTGTAGATGCAGTGGCCTTCTTGGCGCAATTCATCAATACGTGCGGATACGTTTTGTACTCCGAACAATTTGCGACCTTGTGCAACAGAGAAGGTATTGTAACCCTCAGTCTTGCTCAAATAGTTAACCATCTTTTGTTTTGCGGAAGTGCGTGTAGTCATATCAAACTCCTAATAATAAATTAAAAATATAAGTCTTGCTTGTTGCAAGTGTCACTATTATAGTATTATATAGTGACCGTGTCAAGCGTCCTACCTACCAACTTGTGGTAAATATTTCGCCTTGGTTTCCTCCCATGTCAGGAAAATAAGGTCGTCATAGAATAGAGATTCGTAGGAAACGGTATTCTTCTTTTTCAACATGGAAATCCGGCCTTTGGCATACTTGGTTTTCCAAATATTAGTCAAGGCCTCAACACTGGTATCGAAGGACTTTACCAGTTTATCATCCGTAATTTCTTTACGGAGGAATTCGGGTGTGTTGTCATACAGAGGAGAGAAATAAATGCCACGTTGGTGGGCACATTTAACCAATTCTTTTGGTACTTTCAACTTACTGTATGCAAAATGTAATGTACGGTTTTTGTGGTCACGTTTGTAAGGAAGGCCATTTGGTTTCTTGGCTTCCCACCATTCAAAGTAATGACGAGTATGATTCTCTTTTACCCAATCGTATATTTTGTTGAGTATATCACGGTTAGGATCAAAAGCGACTGAGCCACTACTAAATCCCATTTTATTCCAGTGTTCGAGCCCATCATACTGAGATAGGCCATTGGACTTTGTATTACCATATAATGAAGTAGTAGTAACCCCAACAAGAACGTCACCATATTGTCTTTTCCAATCTTCTTGTACTGTATCAGATAAACATAACAACGCCAACAACTTACCGCCCATGTAATTGAAACCGAGTGGTTGAAGTGGCACAATAGTAGAACCGATGGCAGTGTGATTAATCATGTTACCTGTGGTCTTAATATCTTTAGGCCAACCAATGAACTGGTCACGAGGAGTCAAGTCCAGGAAGTCTGAACTGATACAGATGACACCAAGATACTTACCTGTGATTTCATCGGTTACGGTGTAGAATAGGTTGCGTCCAATGTTGGAGTTATTCTTCATTGTTGACGAGAATGTACGCAAGGTGTTCCAACCTTCAGCAAGCGGACCATTCGATAGAACCATTTTAGGTTTTAGGTTTGCATAATCATCTGGTGATTCTGGCATCCAAATGTTATTCTTAATATCTGCAATTACTTTTTCTGTTGACCTATCAATCAACTGCACTTCACTACCATATAATGTGGTAATGTGACGAGTTGGAAACTTTTCGTGTACCTCACACCATTTCTGGTACAAGGTATATTCACGAACATCCATCTGCGATTTGACCGTCAGGTCTGCAATAATTTCTTCACGTAATTTATCTGTATCAATGTGTTCGAAGCGCTCTGGCTCATTTTCAATCTGCCAGAGTCTCCATTGTTCATCAATATCAGGTATTTGTTTTTTTGTTGCCATTCGCAATATGCTTCATCATTTTAGGATTAAAATACTTGCGGTACATCTTCTCAACTTTTTTCATACCAGATTTTAACGCAAGTGGTTTACAACGTGTAGTATACACGATTCCGTTCAAATGGTCAAGCTCATGTTGGAATACTCTGGAGGTAAGACCGTGGAACTCTTTGGTATGTAAGGCACCAGTAAAATCCTGGTATTCTACCACAATCTTTTCCGGTCTGGTAATGGCAAGTGTCAACAATGGGAAAGATACACAATTTTCTGGCATGTGTTTCTCACCTTCAACTGAGATAATTTTTGGATTAAAGTATGACACATATTGGTCACCACTGCCAACCACGAAAACTCTGTAATTGAAACCACATTGGATTGCGGATAGACCAAACGTTTTATGTTTGATTGCAGTCTCAACTAAACGAGAAGCAAACTCATTTGGATCCACAGGTGGATTTGCGAAGTCAAATTCTGGTGCAACTTGACTAAATGTATCTTCCATTGGAGGAGCAAGTTCGAATGGTTGAACACTCTCCACCACTTTGGCCTTTTCGGCCGTGTCATATAAAACAATATCTTCATTATCACTCATAATTTACCTCACGCTAATACTACAGGAACACCAATGTTGTCTCTGACTTCCTGAAATGATTTACCTTCACGAGAACAACACAATAGAACATTCAGGTCATTCACGCCACGTAATCTTGGTGCAAACTGCATACCAAAATGATTGTATAGTTCCATGAAAATGGACACACCACTAATATACTTATTGTAGTGTTTTCTCTGACACAAATAACCTTTGTTTTGTCCAATAGCAAACAACACCCAATCTTTATTCTCAAACAAGAACTGCATTGCACCACTGGTGACACCTGGATATTCAACGTCATTGTAATCATCTAATACGATGATGGCACCATCCGCCATTTTAGTACTGAAATTACTCAAGTCTTTGTATACGGCACCATGTTCATGTGAACCATCAATGTGCAGGAATCTCAAAGGTTTATCAAACTGTAAACTGTCTGGAGTCAACGTTGTAGTATCACCGATTCTCCATTCACAGTTCTCGAACGTTCCATATTTGGTGATGTTGCCTTCGGCTTCGAGTCTTTCTTTTTCGGCAAAGTGGTCATACATGTAGAAGTTTTCACCATCTCTGCGGTAATTAGATACCGCAATCGCACTTAGACCGAAAGCGATACCAATTTCAGCCACATCACCGTCAACATCACGTTGCAGTTCTTTCATAATCATGTGAAAGATGGCATGGTCATATACGAAAAACCATCCACGTACATTCTTTTCAACTGTGTTCTGGAAATACAACAGATTGTCGGCTGCTCCCCATTCTTTATTATATTCACTCATTTTGCAATCCTACTAAAGTTACCCTTTTTCTCAAATTTAATAACAGAACGGAACTTATCGAATAATTGGTCACCTTTGTGTGAAATAACAAACACATTGGTATCTGTACCCATTTCATTAATCAATTTCAAAAATTCTTCTGTGCCTACTGTATCTAGTGATGAATCAAACACCTCATCCAAAATCAACAGGTTTGTATTTGTACTATTCTTCAACTTAGCAATCTGTCTCCAAGTGAATAACAGTGCCAAGTCAATACGCATCTTCTCACCCTCAGAGAAATTGGCGTAAGAGAATTCATCACGGAATCT